TGAACGAAAGAAAGGCAAGTCGTTTATGCCTGTCACAGAGCGTGTGAGCATTATAGAAAATCTTAAACCAGTGGACGGTGTTTTGTTGTTCAACGACGACGACGGGTCTGCTGTAGAAGCTATTAAAAATGTAAGACAGTTATATCCTGATGCAGACTTGGTGTTTGCCAATGGTGGTGATCGTACCAATGTAAACATTCCGGAAATGAGTTTTGAGGATGATCGGTTGACATTTGAGTTCGGTGTAGGCGGTACCAACAAAGCCAACTCAAGCAGTTGGATTTTAGAAGAATGGAAAAAACCCAAAACTAGGCGAGCATGGGGATATTATCGTGTACTACACGAAGTTGGTGCCAATGTCAAACTAAAAGAACTCACAGTTGCTCCAAAAACTTGTCTAAGTATGCAACGTCACGAACACCGTGCAGAGTTTTGGTTTGTTGCCGAAGGTGAAGGTGCAGTATACACACTGGACAAATCAACTGATCACGATTTAAAATGTCACATGACAGCGCACCAGCATACTTTTATTGCCACTAACGAATGGCACATGTTGTGCAACGAAACTGATCGGCCACTTAGACTAATCGAAATTCAATACGGCGAGAACTGTGTAGAAGAAGATATCGAACGCAAATGACCCGTGTTGTAGCATTCAATGGCTTGATCAATAGATTTTTTCAAGTTGATTTTAAAATACCCAACTGGAAGATATTAAATTTTGACGATCCAGACAAGCACAATGCTGATTGTTATTTTCAAATCAATGTAAAGAAGCGCAAGAGTCAACACATAGAAGAATATGATTTTATAACAGCGTCAGGAAAGCCTGTGCTTGTTTGCGAATCAAATTTGTTTAGAAAAAACAGTTTTTCAGTTCACTACCCGGACAAGTGCTATTATAGATTAGGGTGGGGACATTTTCTAAGAAGCGGCAACTTCAACAATGCCAACAGTCCGCCAGATAGATGGAATCATATACAAAAATTACAAAACATAGAAATCAAGCCATGGCAACAACGTGATGGTCATGTGCTACTGTGTTTACAAAAGCCCGGTGATTCAACTCTTAACAGCTTGTATCAAAAGTACAACACCTACGAAGCATGGATAGCACACGCTGTGGAACAAATCAAGTTGTACACAGATGCACCCATAATGATTCGACCGCATTTGAAAACAAAGAAAATAAACTTCAACAAGTTTATAGGAAAAAATATAACATTGAGCGAAACATGGAACCAGCGTACAGTGTACGAAGGCGGTGCTGGATTGCAAAAAGATTTTGATGCTGCCTGTGCAGTTGTGGGGTACAACAGCAACGCATTGGTAGAAAGTACCTGTGAGGGCATTCCTACTTTTCCGCTCAGTGACGAAAGTGTTGTGTGGAACATAAGCAATCAAATTGAAAATTTATCCAACCCGGCATTAAACATAGATCGCACACAATGGTTGCACAACGCTGCTTATATGATCTGGAATATGAACGAGTTAAACGACGGCACAGCATGGAATCATTTGAAAGGAGTATACTTTGATGATTGAACCAACTTGGGCAAAACGTAATGTACTGTTAGATCAATTTGAGCTTGCTGATTGTAGTGTGGTTGATTTTGGATGCGGTGATCGAAGTGTATTGAACTATCAAACATTCCGTGAGTACATCGGGTTGGATCGTGTGGCCACTGCTGACATTCAAATTGACTTTGATACTGATACCATCACATTAGACAAGCGGTACGATGTAGGCCTTGTGCTCGGCGTGTTGGAGTACATCAAAGATCCTGGAGCCTTTGTGCAGGCAATAACACCGTTTGCTGATAGATTTATTATTATGGTATTGGCAAGAGCTGTGCCCAAGTCAGAATGGCGACAATCGTTTACACAAGAATCAATTACTGCATTGTTGTCTGCTCAATGGAGCAATTGCAAGTACACAAAAGCCGGTGGCTATATTATCGCCGATTGTTCAAACATTAAATAAACACAATGACTATTAACCCCGAATTACCTATTCCTATTTTCATCGGCTACGATCCAAGAGAAGCAATTGCTTATCATACTTGTGTCAACAGCATTATCCGACACGCTAGTCAACCAGTTGCTATTATTCCAGTGGCACTGAACTTGTTCAGCGACTACGAAGAAACACACAAAGACGGGTCCAACCACTTTATCTACACTCGCTTCTTGGTGCCGCACTTGATGAGATTTAAAGGATGGGCTATTTTCATTGACGGTGACATGATTGTCAGAGACGATATTACCAAACTGTGGGACATGCGTGATCCATGCAAAGATGTCATGGTAGTCAAGCACGATTACAAAACTAGAATGCCTGTCAAGTATCTTGGCAGTAAAAACGAAGATTACCCACGCAAGAACTGGTCAAGTGTCATATTATGGAACTGCGCCAATCATCCTAATAAAGTACTTACACCAGAATTTATACAAAAAAGTACAGGTGCTGATTTACACAGATTTACCTGGTTAGATGACAACCGCATAGGAGAATTGCCCATCGAATGGAATTGGTTACCAGATGAGCTTGGCGAAAACAAAGATGCCAAACTACTGCACTACACGTTAGGCACACCTTGCTTCCACGAGTTTTCAGATACTCCACAAGCAAATGAGTGGCACAACGAAAGGCTACTAACTGAATACTGTCAACAGAGGACCGAACATGACTAAACCAAAGTTTACTGTTGTACACCGTGCTGACCCAAACAATGTAGGCGATCTGTCTAGTAACCCATTACAATACTTCCTCAAACCAGAACAATATCAAGTGGTTGACATTACACGTATAACCGAAACAGACTACGATAGTCGATTGCCAATGGTCATAGGCGGTGGCGGGCTCATTGGCAATGAATTTTTTGGTGATGCTGTTCCGTCGTTGTTGCCATCGGCGGATTTAGACCAGTTGGTGAGTATACAAAAACACAAATGGAATCTTAAAGATCCGGCCAACGAAAAGGCCCATGCAGAGTTTCAATTTGCACACCGTAATTTTATCAAACGGTACATGAACAAAATTACGCCTGTGTCAGCACCGCGACATATTTGGGGTGCTGGACACAATGGACCGCTGGACAAGCGAGGCGCTGCCGAAATAGTATACCCAGACTGGCTTATGAATTTTGACGAAGTTGGTGTTCGTGACTGGGATCAAAATCAACCGTGGGTGCCGTGTGCCAGTTGCATGCATCCAGCATTGAAGAAAAAATATGCAATTAAAAATGATGTTGTATTCTTTGAGCACAAGAAACAGCTAATTAAAAACTTTGGCAATGACAGTATACCGCGTTTTGTAAACTCTGGAAGTAACATTGATCAAACTATAGAACTACTGGGCAGTGCAAACATAATCCTGACTAATAGTTATCACGGCGCTTACTGGGGTGTGTTGTTAGGGAAAAAAGTTATTGTGGTGGAACCTTGGAGTAGTAAATTTTTGAGTATGAAACATGCTCCTTGGATTTTAAAACGCGATCAAGACTGGAAAGAAGTAGTTGATCAAATTAAAATACACGACAGCGCATTAGATGACTGCCAAGACGCTACTACAAAATTCTGGGTGAAGATCAAATGAAATTTGTAGCATACTTGGCGTCTGTTCCGCCTAGCAAAAAAAGTCAACACAAGTCAGATTTACTAAGAAGATTTGTAGGCGGGGTTCAGACCGCTGGCGACCACGGAGTACTGGCCACACGTCCTCAGTTGGTCGATGCCGATGTGGCTTTTATACAAGGATGGCCACATGCTACAGGCAAACAAGCTGCACACAATTTGTTTAGAAAAGAAGTATTTGATTTTCAAAAGAGAAACAACAATAAACTACTGGTAGTTGACAGCAACTTGTTCAACTACCGCGGAAAGAACGAATACTCTAGATACAGTTTTGATGGAGTATTTCCAAGTACAGGAAATTACTTTTGGGACAATCCAGATCCTGCTCACTGGCAATCTATAAGTCGCAACACCGGCATCGCTTTAAAAGATTGGCGGCGCAACGGCAATCATATACTGGTCTGCTTGCAACGCAACGGCGGATGGAGTATGGGAACTTACGATATAGTTGAATGGGCCAACAAAACCATTGCCAAAATACAGCAAGCAACAAGCCGTCCTATTGTACTACGTCCGCATCCAGGAGATAAATCAGCAAGACAACATATTGGTGACGTCGGTCACATGCGTAATGTAAAAATCTCAGAACCAGGATCTACACTGTTAGACGATCTCAAAGATTGCTGGGCTGTGGTGAACCACAATTCTAGTCCCACAGTGGGATCTGTGATCGAAGGGTACCCAATTTTTGTCACAGATCCAGAAAAGAGTCAAGCAGCTCAGGTTGCCAATACAGATTTTAGACTAATAGAAAATCCTGCCATGCCAGATCGTCAGGTATGGCTAGAACGGATTGCCATGTGTCACTGGAGCCAAAAAGAAATCATGTCCGGAGAAGCGTGGCAACACATTAGGACTTATGTATGAAAATTGCAAGCATACGCGGCAGTGTCAAAGGAGTAAAATCTATAGTCACAGGAATGCTTGTGTCAGGTGATGACTATGCACTGGTCGATTCTATTAACGATCCTGTTGCACAACAGGCTGATGTGTTTTTGCAAACCAACCAAATTAAAACAAAATTTACAACAGAAGGAATATTAGGATCATACGAACAAATATTGCAAAGTTCAAAACCATTCTTAGTACACGAAAGTGCAAATTTTAGACAGTACGCACATAGTCACGGATACACACGACTTGGTTGGTATAGTTATTTGTGGACACAAGGCATATGTGGCAACGAAAATTCGCCGTCTGACCGCTGGAATAAATTTCAAGCCGCAACTGGTATACAACTTAAAGATTGGCGCAGTCCCGGAGATAACATTGTTATTATGGGACAAAAATCAGGTGACAGCAGTCTAGTTGACCTTCAGTTCAACAAAGTAAAATTTTCAGTATGGGTACAGCAGGTAATTGACACTATACGACTGTATACCGATCGCCCTATTGTGATACGCCAGCATCCAAGAGGAAGAAAAGGTCGAGGGCACTTGGCACTGTTAGCCAATACAAACACAAATGTTTCAATCAGCGACTGGATAGCCAACGATCAAGATTCTTCATCAGGCGGCAGCAGTTTGCAAGCTGATTTAGACAACGCATACTGTGTAGTGACATACAACAGTCTTAGTGCTGTAGAAGCAGTGGTTCAAGGAATTCCTGTGTTTGCATTACATAATGGATCCATGGCCTGGCCTGTGGCACATCATTTGTTATCGCAAATTGAAAACTTAAACTACAACATTGACAGAACACAATGGTGTAACGATATAGCATACACTCAGTGGAACAGCAAAGAACTAGCAAGTGGAGAGGCATGGGCTCATCTAAAGCCCATTATATACAGATGAAAATAGAATTTGGATGCGGTGAAACACCTACTAAAGAAGGCTTTATGACTTGCGACATAAGAGACGTGCCGGGAGTTGACTTTGCATGTCCTGCTTGGGATATAGATAAACATGTTGAATCCAACACAGTGACTGATATATTTTCTAGACACTTTTTTGAACACCTTACATTTAAGCAAGGTGAATATCTGTTGGAAGTTTGGCACAATATTCTCAAACCCAGTGGCAGAGTAGAAATGTTGATTCCCAACATGCGAGTTCATGTGCAGCAGTGGTTAGACAAAGATGCCAGGGCACAGCGCAACATATACGGACATCAACGGGGCAATTTTTTGGATGTGTGGGATGTACACAAAAGCGGATACGATGTTGACACGTTGAGAGAATTAGTTACAAGCAAAGGTTATACCGGATATTGTTCTCTCGCATCAGGAAAAAGCAAACATGTACATGTGGAGTTTTTTAAACCGTAATGTTTTTCCAATAAGAATTGTTTTTAATTTCTGTGTGTAACTCAGCAAGTGTGAGTGCTTTTTTGGCAACTTCGTCTACTTGTTGTATTGTTACAGCAGATAGCTGATCAACATGCAATTCGTCTGGTCGATAGAAAAACATGTTTACACCATTTGAATTTAGTGTAAAGAATTCGTACCCATGTGTCTTTAAGTAAGTTTTGTACTTTTTAAAACTTACACCGTGAAACACATGTTTATTATACTTGGCGCCTGCTACATACGGATATGAAAATTCGTAGTCGTACCCAAGGTTCCTGTTTATTTCTGCACAAATAACTTTTGGCCGAAAACTGTTTTCCAGTAGGCCCTGCATTATTTCAAAGTCAAAACTGTCTATATCAAGACTGAAGAAGTCTACATCCAATGGAAATCTAGTCAGGTACTCGGCGCAGTTGGCAGGATCAATACATTCATTGTAAAATGTAACATTGGCCGGGATGCTGTTTTGGACATTGAGGTCAAATGCAAAACACCGATATCCTTTGTTCTGTACAAGATTTTGAGTACAGTTTACTGCCAATCCGTCACGTGCTTTTTTGCTGTCTTGACCCCATCCCATTTCTACACAAACACCAGTGGGATTTTTAATATTGCTTAACAAGTGCTCAATGATACCATCTTCTCCGTGCTGTGAATAAACACGTTGTTCGTACGGCAATTTATAATTATTGGCCATTGATCAGCACTGCCAGTTTCTTTTTACTAGGCCAAGTGATTAAATTTACAGCGCCTATTTCATCACAAGCACGTTTGACATCAGGTATGTCATAATCGTCAAAAAATATCACTTTGGAATCTTTTACTTTTTCATAATCATACAACACAGTTTCGTAACTGTGTCCGCCATCAACAAACACCATATCAAACTTACGTGATTCTAATGTGTCTTGTGTAAAACCTTTGTATAGATTGTATGTTAGATCTATATTCTTAGCTGCCGATCGTGCCTTTAGTTTGTCAAATCTTTTTGTACACGCATCGTAGTTGCCAGACCCTTTGCCGTTGATTTCTTGCTTGTGTGTTTCGTCAGTGGCCAGTTCAAATAGATCGTAACCTGCAAAATAAAAGTTGCTGGTGTATTGTAAACAATAATCGGTTGTCACTGTGGCAGCACGACCAGTATGGCATCCTATTTCACAATATGATTGTGGTTTAAATAAATCAATGGCAGTACGGAAATACTGTTGTCTCCAACCCAAACCCATTACTGCATCAACTGGCCATTCAATTTTCACGTGACAGTCTCCGTATATCTTCTGTGACCATCAACGTTACCATGTCTTTAAATGACGTTTTTGGTTTCCAGTTTAACATTTTTTCTGCTTTGCTGTATGAACCATGCAAACTATGAACTTCGGCAGGCCGTTTAAAGCGCGGATCTGTTTCTACATAGTGTTCCCACTCAGTTATACCTGCGGCTTCAAACGAGTAAGCTAACAATTCTCTAATGCTGTGTTGTACACTTGTGCAAATTACATAGTCGCTGGGTTCTGGTTGTTGCATCATCGTATGCATTGCTTCTACAAAATCTCCGGCAAATCCCCAATCTCGCTTGGCATCCAAGTTGCCCAGTGTGATCTTGTCAGTCAGTCCCAGCTTGATACGGGCAACTCCGTCTGTTACTTTTCTTGTTACAAATTCTTTGCCTCGAATCGGACTTTCGTGATTGAACAATATACCATTACAAGTGTATAAGCTATAACTTTCTCTAAAGTTAACTGTGGTCCAGTAAGCATGTAGTTTAGATATTGCGTAAGGCGATCTAGGCTTAAACGGAGTATCTTCATCTTGAATACCATTGGTATTGCTGTTGCCGTACAGCTCACTGGTGCTTGCTTGGTAAAACTTAGTAGTAGAACTGTTGTTTAAAATAGCATTTAAAATGTTCAATACTCCCATTGCATTGACTTCGGAAGTGGTTTTATTAATATCCCAACTGGCTCCTACAAAACTTTGTGCGGCCAGATTATAAAATTCATTGGGCTTGATTCTTTTGACCAAATGATTCATGCTGGCATCATCAGTGATGTCGCCTGTGACCAACTCGATATCGTTCTGGATTCCAAGATAGTCAATGTTGCTCAAGTTTGGATTGGAGTAACGCTGTACTAATCCGTATACTCTATAATCATTTTCTAATAGATATTTGGCAAGGTAAGGACCGTCTTGTCCTGTCATACCGGTTACAAATGCTGTTTTTTTCATGGTGTGCTTTCATTCTCTTTGTACTTACGCTTGCCTTTGGCATGAGAAAAATATTGGCTTAGGACAGTTTTTCCAATGGGACTTAGATGTTTCTTTTGAGGAGCAAGATTTGTCACTCTGACATGGTTGGATTCGGCTAGCTTTACACAATCTGCTATTACCCAGGTATCGTGCGGTTTACAAAATCTATACGAATCACTTATTTCTTTTGATTCATAAATGTGTTCATATCTTTCCATGAAAGTTTTAGCAAACGGATGTTGGTTATTAAAGAAATAGATACAGGTTTCTGCATTATCCACTGGCTCGCCAGTGGGTCTGGTTGCTGGTGCATACATGTACGAAATAATGCTGTTGCGCGGTAATATGTTTTCTAAGAATGTGGCCGGCACAGGAGCATGTGTTTCTGAATCTGCATCAAGATATATTAGTACGTCTTGCGTTAACATTTTACATGCATTGATCCAGGCATAGGCTTTGTAAGTAAACTTGCGTGTAAAGTGTGTGCCACGCCAATCTAAAAAATTCTGTAGTTGCGGGTTGCAAGTTTCGTAGATATCCATACTGACCAAGTTGTCGGCCCGGTCTGGAATATCAAATCCTTCTGTCATTACATACAATGTTACAGACTTTGGCCAATACTTGATAAATGATTGTACCATTTTGTGCCCTATCAAGTCATAATAGGCTTTGTTCATTGTTGTTACTGCTGCAAATGTTCTCATTGTTGTTTCCAATACGCTTCTGTTCTGGCAACTAGCAAGTCTCGATCTTTACTACGACCTTGTGCTTTTCTACCGCCTTTGAGATGATCCAAGTAAGCACCCCATTCTGAATTTATAAGTGGATGGCCTTCACCTTGTATCAAATGCCCGCTCCAATCGTGTTCCGCCAGCGGTATTGATTTGCGTACAACATCAAATACAAAGCTGTCATGCCATTCTTTCATTGTGAATATACCGTTTTCTGCATCGTCGTACACATGTTGAAATTTCTTAAGAAAATCCGACACATTTGTAGAACGTAGATTCATTGCATACAATCCACACTCAGTGTATTTGCCGCGGCGACCTAGAAAGCAAAGTTCTTTGTCCAACGGGCATAGTTCATTTAATCGTGCAAGTGTAACAGGACTATGGCATACAGTATCTGCGTCCATCCACAACAACCAATCAGTGTGTGCTTTTTTTGCTGCAAAAATAGCATAGACTTTGTGAGCAAAACGTATGGCATTCCATTTAAAACTTTTGCCAGCATCCTTGCGTTGGCTTCTTACTGGATCCGCTGATATAATGCCATTGGCTTTGGGAATGTTGTTCCATTTTTCTTTAAACGCTACTAATGCAGGACTTTCTTTGTGCAAGTCCAGCACTTTTAAATTGGATGCAGATTCTACCACTGTGCAATCTTCTGCGTAAACCAATAAGTCAACTTCGGCAGGCCAGTTTTGTAAAAATGTGTTGATCATTCTTTTGCCATACTGGTTGTATCCATGCGCATTGAATGTGGTAACCACAGAGAATTTCCGACTCATTGTTTTCCTTATAACTAAGTGTATATTTAACCAGGTATATTATGAGAGTAAGTATTTTTGACCAATATGGTGCACTTAACAGTTCACCTGTTTTTGAAGCCATAAGAACAGGTCTGGACCAGATTGGTGTCAAACACAACAACATGGACAGTTCGGCTGACGTTGCTGTTATCTGGAGTCAACTGTGGCACGGCCGTATGCGACACAATCGTGAAGTATGGCAAGCATTTAGGTCAAGCGGAAGGTCTGTTATAGTAGCAGAAGTGGGAATGTTGCGCCGTGGCAGTACTTGGAAACTGGGACTGAACGGAACCGGGAGTACAGCGTATTATGGAAAAGATTTGATCCCAGGGCGGGCAGATCAGTTGCGTCTAGAGGCCAAGCCGTGGATCACAAATGGATACAATATTGTTATTGCTGCCCAGCGATCTAACAGCGAGCAATGGGCAGGGCAACCTCCTACTGTTGCTTGGCTAACAGAAACTGCTCGTAAGATTAGAGAATACACAGACAAGCCTATTGTTATACGCCCGCATCCGCGACAGCGCATAGGCGACGTTCCAGGATGTGTTATAGAAATGCCAAGGCCTGTACAAGGAACGTACGATAACTTTGATTATGATCGTAGTTTAAAAACAGCGTGGGCTGTGGTCAACCACAACAGCGGACCGGGATCACAAGCAATATTAGCAGGTGTCCCGGCGTTTGTTGATGCGTCTAGTTTGGCAGCACCTGTTGGTAACTTGGATTTGTCTACAATAAACAATCCATCAAGACCGGACCGTGCTCAATGGTTAGAACAATTGGCACACACCGAATGGTACACGGACGAAATTGCCACTGGGGTACCACTCGAGCGGTTAATGGTGTCCCATAACAGATAGACTTTTGTCAATCCATTGCAAGACTAGATCCTGCTGTCGTACCATATTATGATGTTGTATGCTGGCCACTGCTGTTTCCGGCAATAAGTCTTTTTCGACCAACTCGTGCCATGTAGTGGTTTTTGGATCCATTGGTGCATGTGTGCTTTTATACGCAATTACATGGATAAATTCATCGTCGGGACGTTTTAAAAAGAATCCAGAATTACAATCCCATCCATTTACTGCCAACATGTGCATCAAACTGACCACAGTATGATGATAGAAACATCCGCTGGGCTGCACAAACGATAACTGCCGTATGTTCATGAATGTGGTTTGCGGAACTACAATTACCAACATACCACCATCTTCGGCCATGCCATTCCATTTGGCCAATGTTTCAAGTGGATTAACACAGTACTGAAAAGCGTCATGACACCATAGCACATCAAACTTTGATTTTAATGATAGCTCATCAACTTTTTCAAAATCAAACTTCTGATGTGTGACATTGGGATACTTTTTAAACTTTGACGGTGCGTCAGCAATATCAATTCCTGTACAGCGAATGTTCAACGGGATGGGCGCATCATCGCGAGTGGTTCTGGTTGCCCACCATTCTAGATCTGCTCCGGCACCGCACCCAAGATCAACCAATGATCCAATGCTTTCCATAAAGTCATCATACTCAAACAGCGTGTTGAGAGTTTGTAAACTGTGTTCGTGCCGCTCTTCGTCGTTTCTAAAACTCATAGTTGTATATCTTCCATACCAGCAGCCCGTAATCTAACAACATGTCCTAACATGAAGTTTTTACTTTCCATTGCTTTCATAATTCCTAGAAATCGATTTCTAAGGAACGCTACTTCGTTAATAATAGTTTCAAAGTCTACTACCTCGTCTTCACCGTCTACGTATTTTTCTGCATCTCTGCTGGACAATGCACGGGCGTATCCTTCTAAATACTTTTGAAAATGTCGACGACGAATCTTGCGTAGTTGTATATTTAAATGATTTAATATTGCTTCAATTTCTTGTAATTGATTAAATCTATGTTCAGTGATGCCCGGCAATGCTGAAATGTTTTTTTCAACTAGGCCGCCAATATTGCAATCACGTCGTGCAGATTCAAGCTCTTTTTCATAATGAGCGATAAAATCTGGGATTTCTCCCAGATTGTTTGTAACACGGCTAAGCCACATAATTAATCTTCATACTCAGATTCGTTGTCGTCATCTTCATCATATTCTTCTTCTTCATCAGGATCGTCACTGAGATCTTTGATGTAGGCTGCTAGTGCCACTTTGACTTCTTTGTCGCCTTTGTACATGTCTCGAATATCATCAGGATCAACGTCGTTGTCAACTAGCACAGAAACTAAAACTTCTGCGGCTTCTTCTCGATCAACTGTGTTGATATATCGTTTGAGTTCGTTCCAAATTTCGCTAGATAATTCTACTGACATTGTTATTCCTCCGTTGTTTCTTCTAACGTTTCTTCAATCACGGCTGTTTGTTCCTTCAATCCTGAAAAATAAGCCATTAACTTGTCCAAACAACCATCTTCGTTTGCTTCCCACTTTTTACGAAACTTTTTAACAATTTCGCCATCGGCAGTTACAAATACCAAACTGTTGCCTTCTCTCTTGAGAATTTCTTTTTTCTCTGCCAAATCAACTAGTCCACTGTGCGGACTCATTCCGGTTGAGTAAGGAATTTTGACCTGCATGCCTTCAAAAGGTTTTGCGTAGCGTGTCTTCATTACCTTACACCCTGCACGGATACCGTTGACTTCAGAAACTTTATTGCCGTCTTCGTCTTCTTTCAGCTTCATTTTCTTCATTGCAACAACAATCGAGCTTGCATAGATGAACCCTTGGCCGCCACTGATCTTATCGTCCGGATCAAACATGTCTTGACTAGCATATGTATGATTGGTTGCAACCAAGCCTACGTTATGACTGCCAAACATGTTGACAGAGTTTCTAACAAGTGATGTAAGTGCTTTGGGTTTACGGCCCATGTCGCCTTTCATGTCGCCTGCTTCAAACTGGTTAACATCAGTTGGAGTAAGCAACATACCCAAGCTGTCAATTACAAATAACACTTTCATGCGCTCTTCTTCTGGAAGTGCTTTGTAGTCTGTCATAAATGTGGAAATTGTTTTAGCAACGTCGTCAATCATGCTCATGTTGAGTTTCAGCAATTTTTCAGGGCTTGTATCAACACCCAGTGCACGAAGCCATGCTTCGTCAAGTGCGTTTTCTGTGTCAACAAGAATAACAAATATATCTTGCTCTTGTGCGTTCTTTACAATGTTGCCTGAACAGATGTAGCTCTTGCCTGCACCTGATTCGCCGGCAAATACTGTAACTTTGCCCAGTGGAATACCTTTGTTGAAGTCACCTGAGATCAGATAGTTAAGTGCATAGTTGCCTGTGCTGATCCAGTCAGTTGGATCGTTAAATCCAATGCTTAGTCCTTGAATGCTTTTTGTGATGTCCTTACGGAACTTTGAGATATCAAATGGTTTTGCCATGATTTGCCTTTTTAAAAATGTTAATATATTATACTATCAATGTTGATGTTTGTCTATAATAAACGAGCTACTCGTACTGTTTTAAGTGCGTTAAATATCTGTTACTAAAATAATGATCATAATTATATTCTATGGCATCATGCTCCATTAAATATAGATCACGCCAGTCATCTTTGGTCAGTGTTCTGTACTTAGACACCATGGTTAGTAACGCAACTAATCGCTCAACTGGATTCTGAATTGAATCGAATCCGTAATCAAACAATTTAGTGTATAACTTAAATCCGTAGTATTTTTCCAGGTGAGCGTGCCAGCCCGGCTGTGCATAACTTAGAAACAATCCCCTTGTCACTATACTGTACAAAAACTTTTCTGTTACAAATGGCACATAACTAGTAGCCATGGTTTCACTTACGATATGCAAGAAACTTTCAGTTAGTTTATTTTCTAAATTGTATATATTTTTATGGTGTGCATATTGCACATGTCCAAAACTATTAGTAGTTTGAAAAAAGTCCTCACTGTCAGCAGATATAAAAAACTTGCGATACAGCCTTGTTTGATCTGGTAGATAATCTGAAATATGCCCGTCTAAGACGCCAGTTGAATATGTAAAGTTTTTACTACAATATTCGGGACTGTAATATCCAAACTTCTCCAAAATAGAAACCAATAATTTTCGGCTAACATGATCCGAACCATTGAAACTACAAATAAAATTGTTAAAATCATTACGGGGATGTATGTTGTATTTTGTAAAATGCTTTAGATTGTTATTATTCTGCAAGTCTGCTGAGAACGAAATGTCCAGTGTTGGGTACTCATGCTTTAGTCCAGCAGACATATACATAGTTTCGATTTTATTTTTTATATTTTTATTATTTAACTGATCTAAAATTAAATTTCGATTATTACTGTCAAATCCACCTAAATGATCTATTAGTTGTATGGTACCAGACTCAAATTCAATATTGTCATTTAATATATTTGAGTAATTGTTACTTTTAAATTGTTGCATGATTGTCTAAGTAAATTTTATGCATGGGTCTGATTAATTTTTCGTCGAGTTGCCCTAATTTAAAATAATCAAAAATAAAAGATAATACTGGAATCAACTTATCTATATCTAGTATATCAGATAAGTTTATAAATTGATTATCTAAATTTAGCGACCCGTCAACTTCTGTGAACTTTTCTGGATCAGTGAACCAGTCTGTGTTTTTGTAGTTAGAATCCAACATTTGCAATAACAATTGTTTTTCAGATTTGTCAAATTTATATTTGTTTTTATATTTTAAAACTGTCGGTAGCGATGAAAAATTACAATGCATGGGCGAGTTTGGAACATATATAATTGAATCTTCTGATTCTAAAAAATGTTTTGCTTGTAATGCAGAGTTAACCCAAGATCTTTCTAATTCTGATGTTATTAAAATAGTAACAACTTTTGTATTGTAACAAAAATTAGGAATATTAGGTTTGCTGAAAACAATATTAGGTATCAAATCATTTTCGTGACACGACAAGAATCTGGAATCATTTGCTTCTTGAGCGTTTTTTAAGTATTGATCTAAAGTGACGTCATTACCCCGCGGATAACTGGTACTGTATAAACTGACATCGTACGGAACCATTGGTTCCGATTTTAAATGCAAACTATGGTCAGAAGGAAAACTTCTTTGCACATATTCTTGCAAAATAGGCTTTAATAATTCCGGATTGTTTTTATTTGATTGTACAGTTACAGACCAGTGGTCAACTTTATTACTGGTCTGAAGTAATGTGCTTAAAAATTTGCCAGCAGATCCATGTGCAAATCGAGTAACAATAAAAGGTGAATTGATCATACAAAATATAAATGTAGGGGACCGTTATCCCCTACTAAAATGACACTAGTGACTACTAGATCACTTCTGTTGACGGCTGCGAATCATTGCCAAAATATCTTCGGCTTTCTGAGTCGGTGCTGCCGCAGTTGCTGCCACAACTGGAGCGGCGGCCACTACAGGTTCATCTTCGTCAAAGTTTGATGCAGCCGCTGGTGCTGCCACTGGAGCAGGATTGACCTGTGGAGTTGGCGCAGATTCAGAATTGCCTGCTGGTGCTGATACACCTGCTGGTCGGAAGTAAGAACCCCAACGCTCAGTATCATATGCCGCACCATCAACTGATGCTTCAAACATTTCTTTGATCACTTTGACAGCGGACTCATCTGGTTTCTTGGGTAAAAATGTGCTCAAGTCCCACAAACTGTGTGCTTCTACTGCTGCCTGCTCTTGTTCAGTCAATGCAGATTCTTTGCGAGCCCACTTTGATGTGTTGTAGTCAGCATAACCACCTTTGGCTGTTTTAGTAATACGGAAATCTAAACCACGCAAGTAGTCAGTTGGCAATTCTTCCAACTCTGGATCCATCAATGCGCTTTTGATAAGTGTAAACAATTGTGGGCCAATGATAAACCTACGAATTGGATTTTCTGGAGTCTTCTCGTCAGTCATTGGGTTTTCGCGAACAAAACCTTGGAAAATGTAACTGCGCTTTTTCCAGTACTTACGACCCATGTCTTCAAGAGCTTTGTCTTTGAACCATCCACGTACTTCAGTAAGGACTGGACAAGTTTCTTGCCACATTTCCATACAGGGTACCTGCACGATTGTTTGTTTCGAGTCCATTTGTCCCTTGATGCCTGCAAATGGTAAACGAATCATTGCTCGTTCTTGCCAAAAGAATGTGTTCTTTGTGTTTGCGTCTGGGAGGAATCGGAGTGTTGTGGATGAACCTTCATCCATGTTCCAGTGTGGGTAAATTGCATTGTCGCCACCGGATGAACCACCTTTGTTGCTGTTACCTTCTGATGCCGCGAGTCTTGCTCTAATTTCTGCTAATGATGCCATTTTAAGTTGCCTTTCTAAGTGTTATAAAATGTTTTCTAAGTTGCCTGTGATGCTAATAAAAAAGCGTGTCACACAAGTAGTGTACACGCTTTTGTTGTTAGCGTCAATGATATTTATGACGCATTTGTTCAAATGACTAATTTACATTGTCTTTATCAATCCAGACAACTGTTTGAGTCTTGACATTACATCGTCTTCGACTTTGCCAAACTCTTGCATTTTACCAGAGTGTCCGTATTGACCACTTACAGCAGAGTACTCGCTTTCGGCTACCAATGGAACTTTTACTTCAACTGTGTCATCACCACGTCGGTTCTTACCACCAAGTTTGCAATTTTCTTTACCGTACTTCTTGCATGCTTCTTCGTAGCTCATACTAGTTTGTTTCCAAACTAGTTCTTTGTCGTCTTGTTTACGACCATTGATCCAGCTTGCTTCATCTAAGCCGTCTGCTTTGTTCTGTAGGTCTTTTAACAATGTTTCATCATCGGGAGCAACTTTGTTGCCCATATCTTTGGCAAAGCCTTTGATCTTATCGCCAATGGTTTTCTTTTCTGGTCCGGCAATTTCTTCGCCGCTGGGTCTGTAAGTGTTGGCACCTTCGTCAACATCGTCGTCGTACATGGCAGCACCATCATCAAACTCTACATCATCAAATTCGTTTGCTTCGTCATCAGTTAATGAATCGCCTGCTGCTGCACCTGTAATTGCACCCATTGGGCCACCTAATGCTGCGCCTGCTATGCCGCCTGCTATTGTTCCTAAAATACCGTCTTGAAGTATGTCATTGTCCATACCGCCATCAACTGAGTGACGTGTCATTCCGGACAATTCCATCATGCGTTCAACTGAATCATCTGGCTCTTCAACTTCGGAATC